CCTGCACCGACACCCACGGTCCGGCGGCCAGGCCAAGCGCGCGGACGCGCACGCGCGACCGCGGGCCCCAGGGGAGCCGGATCGTGACCTGCGTGGCCGAGGCCTCGGCGATCCGCGTCCAGCCCTCGTCGTCACTGACCGTCACGCCGCCCTCGGCGACCTCGACCTGGTAATGGCTGGCGCCCGTCGCGCCGCGCCAGGACACCCAGGCCAGCCCGTCGGCGCCGACCGTGGCGCGCAGGTCGGACACCTCGGGCGCCACGGCCGGCCGCGGCAGGGCGCCCAGCACCCGCGGCGCGGCGACCTGCCCAGTTTCGGCCGTGTGCACGCCCGGGTGCTCGACCACCGCGGCAATGCGCACGCGCCATTCATCCTGCGGGTCGACCCGGATCACCTTGGCCAGCGCCGACCACGCCTCGCCCGGGCCGAAGCTGCCGCGGGTGCGCTCGCGCCCCTGGCCGGCCGTCTCGGGCGTAAACTCGGGGTCGGCGCCCAGCACCAGCGTCGCGTCGTCGGCGCCGCGGGTCGCCTGGAGCGGCCCGGCAACCGACCCGTCCGGCCGGGCCAGGGCAATCCAGTGAGTTGCGCCCTCGGTCCACTCGACCGGCGCCGAAAGCGTCGCGGTCAGCGTGCCGCCGTTCCAGCCGGTCAGTTCCACCGCCTGGCCGGTCGCGATCACGTCGTGCTGCACCGCGATCAGGTCGCCCAGCGTCGGCAGGAAGCCCTCGGCCTCGGTCTCGAAGGTGACGAACTCGCGCCGGTAGCGGTTGCTGGCGGCGAAATACCACGCCTCGCGCAGCGCCTGCGCGCGCGAGGTCACCCCGTCCAGACGCAGCTTTGCCGTGCGCCCCGAGGCGCCGGGAAAAGCGGCGCGCACCCGTTCCTGCCGCCAGGTCTGCGCGTCGAGGTAGACCGCCTCGACCGCCTGCGCGGTTTCGGGCGCGGCCAGCACCCATTCGCGCCGGAACGTCCCCTTGAGGATGGTCCGCATCGAGTAGAGCGCCACCGGCACTGTCTCGGCCCCGTCGCGGACCACCCGCAGCACGCCGCCCTGCAGGAACGCCCGCGCCCGGCCGGCCCGGGCCAGCGTCGCGGCGGCCTCCCACCAGGTGCCGTCGGCGTCGAACCGCAGGTCGACGTGGTCGCCCCGCGCGGTCCAGAGCGTGTCGAGTGCCGCCAGCGCGTCGGTGTCCACCTGCCAGTCGGCCAGCCCGGGCCCGTAGTCTGCATTCCGGGCCAGGTCGGCCAGCGCCCAGGCGATCGAGCGCGTGGCCTGCGGCGCGGTCCAGGCCTCGCCATCCCAGACCGGCAGCTTGCGCGTTGCCGTCACGGCAATGCGGCGGCTGGCCTGCAGACTCAGGTTGCCGGTCGCCCGCAGCCGGATCGCCAGCAGCGTCACCGCCGGCCAGTCCTGCACCGCGGTCAGGTAGCCCCGCAGCCCGCCCCATTGGGCATCGTGGGCGGCGGAGTCGTTGTTGGCACGCCGGTCCTCGCGCCAGGCGCGCACCGCCCAGCGTCCGGGCGTCACCGACCAGATTTTCGAGTGCAGGATCGGCGTGGCCGTCTTGTCCTCGAGCGCCTCGGTGCCCAGCGTCTCCCAGTCGCCCAGCGGCGTGTCGTCGTCGCCGATCGGTCGGGCCTCGAACGTGACCGAAAGGCTTTTCTGCGTCTTCTTGGTGCCCGACAGCCCATGCAGCCCGCGCGGCAGCACCATGTCCACCCCGATCTGCGCGGCGGTCTGGCCGGGGTCGCAGGCCGGAAACCCGGCCTCGCCGCCGATCACCGTGCGCACCTCGACCTCGCCGCTGCCCGATCCGCTGCCGGTGGCGGTGACGCTCCAGGTGTCGGCATCGGCCACGGCGCCGATCGTGTAGACCCCGTCGGCCGGCCGGTTCGACCCCGAGGTGAACGTCAGCCGCACCACCTGCCCCGAGGCGCGGTTGTGGTCCTCCTCGTCCAGCGTCACCGCGCCGTCGACGCGCGACCAGTCGGCCCGCACCTGCGCCCGCAGTTCCTGCCCCGACACGACGGCCGAGCTTTCGACCGCGGTCGGGAACAGCGTCACCTGATCGCCGGGGGCAACGATCTCGGTGTCGACCTCGCCGAACGACGACAGCGGCGTTTCGCCGATGGTCACCGACTCCACGTCGAACTCACCGGCGCCGAGGCAATGCAGCTGGAACAGGTATTGCGACCGCCCGTCATTTTCGACGTAGGGCTCGGCCGCGAAGTCCGGAAAGAACCGAAGCCGACCGTAGTGCACCGGGATCGCCTGCTCGAGCCGCGCGAGGTTGCCCTGCGGCTGCAGCTGGAACGCCCGGCCCGGCTGGTCGGGCTTCGGCGGCGGAATCAGCGCGTTGATGATCGCCTGCCCGCCGAAAATCACCAAGGCCTTGCCGATGGCGACCTGAGTCGCCGACAGACCGAGGTTTGTCAGCCACGTGCCCACTGGCCCTGTGATCGCCAGCAGCGCAATCGACAGAAGCACGCGCAGCGGGTTGCTGTTGCCGCCCGCCCCGCCGCCCGCCGGCAGCCGGACAACGGCCAGGTGGTCGCCGTCGCGCAGCCGGCGCCGCCAGCCCGCCCGCAGCAGCGGCCGGCCGTTCAGGATCGCCAGCACCGGCCCGGTGCGCGGCACCAGCGCCCGCACCCGCACCGGCCGGCGCCCGGCCGGCGCAGGACGCGCCGCTCGACCGAGGGCCGCGGCAGAAACGGATGCGCCGCGATCGCGACGAATGCCCTCACGCCGCGCCCCTCCACCGCCAGAATCCGACCACGCGGAAGCCCTGCCCGGGCAACCGCGACAGCGGGAGGCACACCGCCCCTTCGCGTGGGACCGCGTGCAGCACCCGATGGGGCGCGACGTAAACGCCGACGTGGCAGGGCTCGCGCCGCTGCGTCATCAGCACCGCGTCGCCGTCGGCCGGCGCCGCCACCGGCAGCCAGTCGTCCCCAACAGCCCCCGCGGCCAGCGCGCGCCGTTCGGCCCGCGGATCGGCCGCCACCGGCACCTCGGGCACCGGCCAACCGAACTCGTCCTGCCAGACCGCCCGGGCCAGCCGCCAGCAGCCCTGCCCGTCGGCGGCCCACGGGGCGCCGACCCAGCGCGCGGCCCAGGGGCCCAGGTCACGAAAAATCCAGCGTCGGGAACTGCTCGGCCCGGTAGGACAGGCGCGGGAACGCCTCGTTCACCAGGTCGGGCCAGCCGGCGGTTGCGTCGACGCGGCCCAGCCCGGCGCCGGCGCTTTGCAGGTGCAAGCCGCGCATCACCATTTCCGGGCCGTCGCCGGCGGTGGACAGCAGGTAGCGCCGCCAGACGATCTCGACGGGCTCGGGCGAGGTCACCGCCAGCGCGAGCTGCGCCGAGACCTCGCGCTCGACGTTGTCGATTTCCACCCGAAGTTCCGCCACGCCCTCGTCGGTCACTGCCGGCGGAATCAGGCGGAACGGCACGGCCATGAAAGTCACCGTCTCGCCGGCATCGCGCGGCGCGTCGTCTTCCAGCGCCGCCTCAAGCGCCCGGCCGCCCGCGGCCACGCGAACGGCAGCGGTGAAGGCGGGGTGCCACAGTTCCAGCGTGTCGACGGCGATCGCGTCGACCGGCGCGCTGGCGTAGGCCTCGCGCAGCGCCTCGGACAGCAGCGGGTCAGGCATCGCGCACCAGCACCGGCAGCCCGACGGTCCAGTTCAGGCCCGAGCGCGGCCGCTCGTCCAGCGGCCCCGCCACCTGCACCTCGCGCCGCAGGTAAAGGTGCCCCGCGAGAATCGGGCAGTACCACCAGGCCGCGCCCTCCCCCGCGCCCAGGGCGGTGCCGTCGGCGCCGGTGGGCAGGAACACCGGGCGCCCGTCGTCCGGCCGGACGTTCACCTGCGAGAGTTCCACGGTCCCCACGCCATCCCCCTCGAATGTCGCATTGCCGTCCGAATCCAGCAGGGCGATGTGCGCCTGCACCGGCTCTGCCCCGGTCGAGACGGGCGCCAGCACCCGCAGCCGCAGCCGCCCCCGGTGCTCGTCTGCCGTGACGGTCACGCCGGTGTCGGCGGACAGCACCGCGCCGGTCACGAGGTCAAGCTGGATGCCCCGCGCCGCGCCGTCGCGCCCCATCGTCGCCACCCGCAGCCGCGCCGGGCCAGAGCCGCGCACGCTGAGCACGGTCGCACACAGATCGCCCGTGCCCCAGCCGTAGGTGTCCAGCGTGCGGCGCAGCTGGTGCACCCCGGTCGTCGCGGACAGGGTGACCAGCGGGCAGGCCACGTCATCGGGGCCGAGCGCCCCGCCTTCGTCGACGCCCAGCCCCGTCGCCGTCCAGCCGGAAAAGGAATCCGACGCGCCGGAAAGGCTCCACGCCCCATCTTCGAACCAGGCGTCAAACGCGGCTTTCTCGCGCCCTGTCAGCACTGCCGACAGGGTCACCCGCCGGCCCGGCGCGCGGTAAAGCCGCCGCGCCCGCTGCCCGGTGTCGAAATCCGACCGCAGGACCGCGTCGACCCGCGACAGCGCGCTGTCGGGGGTGAACGGATCGGGCAGGTCGTCGGACCAGCGCCGCACGCTCACCGCCCGACCCTCCGCAAGCCGAAGGTGTCGCCCAGCATCCGCGCAAGCGGGCCCTGGCCGCGAGCCGCCTTGGCGGCGATCTGCGCCTCGACCCGGTCGATCACCACCTGCATGACCGTGTCGCCGCCCTCGGAGCCCTGCGACACCGTCACCTCCTCGTCACCCCGGGCGGCGTTATTCACCACGTTCAGCCGGACGTTGAGCTGCGGCACGACTGCTGCGGCGGGGGTGGCCCCCGGCCGCGACGCGGAAAGCGTTTCGGTCAGCCGCGCCGGAATGCCGCCCGTCGCGAACGGAATCGGCACCCCGCGCACCGCACCCCCGGGCACCCCGCCCAGGGCAAAGCGGGCCGCCCGCGGCACCGC